CGCGCGGTGAAGAGGGCGTCTCCTTCGCCCAGATGCGGGCGCTGGCCGACAGCTATGACGTGCTGCGGCTGGTGATCGAAACGCGCAAGGACCAGGTCGAGCGGCTGCGCTGGAACATCCGGCCGAAGGTCTCGATGGGGAGACAGACGGCGGTCGCGGATGACGGGCGGGTGACAGCGATCGAAAGCTTCTTCCGCAAGCCGGACGGCGTCCATCGCTGGGGCACCTGGCTGCGCATGCTGCTGGAGGATCTGTTCGTCATCGACGCGCCGGCGCTCTACAAGGCCCGCGGCGTCGGCGGGGCGCTGTTGGCGCTGGAGCCGGTCGACGGGGCGACGATCAAGGTGCTGATCGACGACCAAGGCCGCGCGCCCACTCCGCCCGACCCGGCCTATCAGCAGGTGCTGCATGGCGTGCCCAAGGCCGATTTCGACCGCGACACGCTGATCTATCTGCCGCGCAACCCGCGCACCGCGAAGATCTATGGCTTCTCCCCGGTCGAGCAGATCATCGCCACGGTCAATATCGCGCTCCGCCGCCAGCTGGCGCAGCTGCAATATTTCACCGAGGGCAACATGCCCGAGGCGCTGATCAGGGTGCCGCAAAGCTGGACCATGGAGCAGATCGGCCAGTTCCAGGAATACTGGGACACGATCCTGGCCGGCAACACGGCCGAACGCCGGCATGCCAAGTTCGTGCCGTCCGACTTCCGCTATCAGCCGATGCGCGAGCCGCCGCTGAAGGACGATTTCGACGAATGGCTGGCGCGGATCGTCTGCTATGCCTTCTCCGCCTCGCCCGCGCCCTTTACCCGGCAGATGAACCGCGCCACCGCCGACAACGCTCAGGAAATGGCGCTGAGCGAGGGCCTTGGCCCGATCATGCTGTGGATCAAATGCCTGGTCGACCAGGTGATCGAGGAGGATTTCGGCTGCCCCGACCTGGAGTTCGAGTGGGTCGACGAGAAGTCCGACGACCTGCTGCGCCAGGCCCAGATCACCGACATGAAGGTCAAATCGGGCCTGAAGACGATCAACGAGGCCCGCGCCGAATCCGGCCAGGACCCGATCCCCGGCGGCGACATCTTGCTGATCTATACCGGCGCCGGCGCGGTGACGCTGGACAGCGTGCTGAAGGGCGCCGCTTCAACCCCTGATGGAGAGAACGCATGAGACTCTACGCACCGATCGCCAAGATCGACGAGGCCCAGCACATGGTGTTCGGCTATGCCTCGACCGAGGCCTTGGACAGCCAGGGCGAGATCGTGAAGCGCGAGGCGCTGGAGGCGGCGCTGCCCGACTATATGCGCTTCGCCAATATCCGCGAGATGCACCAGCCCTCCGCCGTCGGCGTCGCCACCGAGGCCGAGATGGACGAGCGCGGCCTTTATCTGGCGGCCCGCATCGTCGATCCCGTCGCGTGGGATAAAGTGAAATCCGGCGTCTATAAGGGCTTCTCGATCGGCGGCAGCGTGGTCCAGCGCGACACGGCGCAAAAGCATGTGATCACCGGCGTCAAACTGTCCGAGATCAGCCTGGTCGACCGCCCGGCCAATCCGGAGGCGGTATTCACCATGTACAAGGCCGACGACGGCGGACTGGGCAAGGTGGGCGCCCGGAACTCGGCCGCCGACCTGGCAACGATCCAGGCGATCCACGACCAGGCGGTTTTGCTGGGCGCCTCATGCGACGGCTGCGCCCTCGACGGCGATGGTGATGACGACGACACGGCCGACAAGATCGCCGGCCTGATCGCCGAGCGCGACGCGCTGAAAAAGGCGCTAGCCCGGATGCCGGCCGAACGCAAGGCGGCGCTGAAGGCCGTCCCGATCGAAAAATCTGCCGACCGGCTGGGTGGGGTTCGTGCCGCGGAACAGGTTACGAGCGATCCGGTTGAGCTGGTGAAACGGGCTCTCCGGCGTCCGCTGACGCTGGGGCAGATCGAGAAGTTGGCGAATGGGTAATGAGCGCAGCCTTGGAATAGGTTGACACTTTGATGTCGTCGACGATATTAACCAATGGTTAAGCTTGCAGAGGTGAGAACGGCCTACTCACACACCAAGCCGGTTACGGTCGGTTGGGTAAAGTAGCTCGAAAGAGCGAAGAGATCCGGAAGTGGGCATCCCGGCTCAAGTTTAAAGTTAAAGGCTCCGGAGACGGGGCCTTTAGCGTTTCTGGGTCCGCGTCAGGTAACCCTTGGTCAATCGGTTTTGGATTTTGCCGTCGCTGACCGGGTAAAATGACCGGATTTCATATTGTCCCTTGTCATTGTATTCGATTGAAACTGCGACAAGCAGGCCAGATCCGATCGCCGGAATTCGAGATATAACCTCGATGCACCCGGCATTTTTAAAGTCGTCACCCACGTAGAGTGGATTCATTACTACGGCGGCGACATACGGCAAACAACGGGCGAAATCTTCCGGATGATTGCGGAGAACGTGCTTTTGCACGCCCGCGGTCAAGACGACGTCACCCGCGTCCAACTCCAAACCTAAAGTCCTGTTTATCGTGTCGACTGGCAATGGTCCGATTGCCAGCGACACCAGCTTGTTTTTGCCTTGAGCCATTGCCAGCCGGAGATAGCATTCGGACTCGGCGGCCCGTCAATAAGCATCTCTCGCCCTTTACCTGGACAACCATTCCGGCCGGTGAAGCCCGCCAGCCGGAAAATTCAACACGCCCTTGGGCAAGGCGAAGGGAGCGTCGTGACGGCGCCCTGTCCCTTTAGATGGAGCCTCAATTCATGAACGGTACGACAACCGCGGAAACGCTCGCCCTGGTCAAGGATGCCCTGGCCGCGGGCGGCATCGATACGATGGCCAAGGCGATCACCACCGGCACAGGCCTGGTCGCCTATGACCTCCAGGCCTCGGCCAAGAATCTCTATCCGGCGGCGACGCCGATCCGCAATGTGCTGCCCCGCGTCGGCGGCGGCACCGGCACGGCGACCAACTGGCGGCAGGTCAACGCCATCATCGGCTCCGGCTGGGACGCGATGGGCTGGGTGCCGGAAGGGCAGCGGTCCGGGAAGATGAGCTACAGCACCTCCACCCGATCGGCCTCCTACGCCACGGTCGGTGAGGAGGATTCGGTGACGTTCGAGGCGGTGTCGGCGGCGCAGGGCTTCGAGGATGTGCAGGCGGTGGCGACCATGCGCCTGCTGCAGAAGATGATGCTGAAGGAGGAGAACGCCTTCCTGGGCGGCAATGGCAGCCTGCAACTGGGCACGCCGGCGACCCCGTCACTGTCCGCCGGCGGATCGGGCGCGACCTTGCCGGCCGCGACCTATTCGGTCGTCGTGGTGGCGCTGACCTATGAGGGCTATCGCAATTCCAGCCTCGCCGCCGGCATCGCGACGTCGAAAAGCATCACCGGGGCGGACGGCAACAGTTTCACCCTCAACGGCGGATCGTCGGCGCCATCCGCCACCGCGAGCCAGGCGGTGACACTCGGGCAGACCCTGTCCGCCACCGTCACGCCGATCGTCGGCGCCATCGGCTATGCCTGGTATGTCGGCGCCGCCGGTTCGGAAAAATTGCAGGCGATCACCACGATCAACAGCGCCACCTTCTCAGCGCCGCTGTCGACCGGCACGCAAGGTGCATCGGCGGTCACCGTCGACAGCTCGGCCAATCCGGGGCTGGCCTATGACGGGCTGCTGACCTCGGCGCTCAAATCCAGCTCCGGCGCCTATGTGAATTATTTGGGCACCGGAACGGCCGGGACCGGCACGAGCCTCACCGCGTCGGGCCGCGGCTCGGTCAATGAGATCGACCTGATGCTGCAGAAGATGTGGGACCTGTACCAGGTCAGCCCAACGGTTCTATACGTCAACAGCCAGGAGCAGCGGAACATCACCAACAAGGTTCTGTCGAGTTCATCGACGCCGTTGCTGCGCTATACCACCGACGGGCAGGACCCGTTCGCCATCGTCGCCAACGGGGTGGTCGAATATTACTATAACCCATTCGCGCTCGACGGCGGCTATAAGATCCCGGTCAAGATCCACCCGTTCATGCCGCCGGGCACCGTCGTCGGCTGGGCTGAGAACCTGCCGGCGCAGTACCAGTCCAGCAACGTGCCCAACGTCGCCGAGGTGAAGACCCGGCGCGATTACTACCGGATGGACTGGCCGCTGAAGACCCGCGCCTACGAGTTCGGCGTCTATGCCGAGGAGGTGCTTGCGGTCTATGCGCCGTTTGCGATGGGCGTCATCGGCAATATCGCCAACGGCTGATCTCTGAAGCTCTCGATCGGGCCGGTTCTCTCAGGGCCGGCCCGTTTCCTTTTTGGAGGCCCGCGATGACCCAAGGCGATCTCGCCTCGCTCTCCGATGTCAAAGCCTATCTGGGTGGCGACCTGCAATCCAATGACGACGCGGTGCTGCGCCGGCTGATCTCGGCGGCCAGCGCCTTTTTCGTCACCGCCTGCGCCCGGCCGATCCTGGAGCAAAGCTATAGCGAACTCTATGACGGCAAGGGCAATGGCCGGCTTTATCTGCGCCAGACGCCGGTGACCGGTGTGGGTGCGCTCAGCATCGATGGCGCCATCGTGCCCCAGGCGACGGCGCCGGGGGAGCCCGGCTGGCGGCTGAACGGCAATGTCGTCCTGCTGTTCGGCCATTGGTTCGGTCGTGGGCTGGTCAATGTCGCGGTGACCTACACCGCCGGCTATGCCGCGCCGCCGGCCGATGTCGCGGAGGCGGTGATGGAGCTGGTGGGCTTGCGCTATCGCGGCCGCGACCGGCTGGGCAAGGTCACCGAAAGCATCGGCGGCATGGCGACGACATCCTATACCCAGCGGGATGTGAGCCCCTTCGTCGCCAGCGTCATCGCCCGCTATACGCGGGTGAACCTGGCATGATCGGCGCCACCTTGAACGCCGATGCCGTGACGGCGCGGCTGGCGGCCTTGCCCGCCGCGACCGATAACGCGCTGCGCGGGGCGGCCGCCGATCTGGTCGCCCGGCTGCGCGACCGGGTCGATGCCAACCTGTCGGGCGGCGTCCTCAATGCGCGGACCGGCGCGTTGCGGGCGTCGCTGGCAGCGGGATTGACTGAGGCCGGCGGTATCGCGGCGCGTGTGACCGCCGGCACGCCCTACGCCGCCTTCCAGGAATATGGCTTCAGCGGCACCGAAAGCGTGCGCGCCCATTTGCGCATGCAAAGCATGGCCTTCGGCAGGCCGATCCGGCCGGTGGCGGTTCAGGTGCGGGCCTATGGCCGGCGGGTCGACTATCCCGCCCATTCGTACCTGCGCAGCGCCCTGGCCGATTTGTCGGCGGAGATAAGCGGCGGCGTCGCGGCCGCGGTCGCGGGAGCCTTATCATGAGCCGCGAGGCCGTCCAGGCCGCCTTGTTCGAGCATTTGACCTGCAACGAAACCGGCCTGACCGACATCAGGATCGCCAGCCGGCGGCTGAAGTCGCCGCAGGATATCGGCGCCGGCAACTGCCCGGCTCTGTTCCAGATCTATAAGGGCGAGACGGTCGAGTGGAGCGGCACGCAGCCGCTCAAGCGGACCATGCATCTCGACCTCGTTCTCTATGTCCATTCCGGCGACAAGAGCTTCCCGACCTCGTCGCTGCTGAACCCGATGCTGGACGCGATCGAGCAGTCGTTCGGCGCCGGTGATCCCGCCCAGGTGCTGACGCTGGGCGGGCTGGCGCGGCGCGTCACCATCAACGGCCGCATCGAAACCGACGAAGGGCTGCTGGGCGAATATGCCTACGCCGTCGTGCCCGTGGATATTTTGACCCCCTGAAGGAGACATCATGAGCGAAGTCAATCAACCGGCCGAAATTCTGCCCGCCGTTCCGGCCATCGAGGCCGCCATCGAACGCTGGTTCAACGACCATATCGCCGGCTCGCCGGTCGCCAAATCGGTCGAGGCCTACAACCATCTGCGCGCGGCCCTGGGCGCGCTCAGCGCCGCGATCAGCGCGATCAAGGAGGTTTGAGCATGACCCAATATGCGTTCGGCGTCGGCGCGTTGATCGCGCTGCGCACCGACACCGCGGCGGCGACGCCGGCGCAGTTCGGCACCTTGCAGGAGGTGCAGCTCGATCTGAGCTTCACCATCAAGGAACTGACCGGGCAGTTCCAGGCGCCGGCCGCCCTGGCCCGGGGCGGGCTGAAGATCACCGGCAAGGCCAAGGCGGCGCGGATTTCCGCGTCCAACTTCAACAACATCTTCTTCGGCCAGACCCTGTCGACCGGCAATACGCTGACCCAGCTGAGCGAGGCCGGCACCGTGTCCGGTACCGGACACACGGTCACTGTCGGCAATCATGCCAGCTTCGTTGCCGATCTGGGCGTCGCCTATGCCGCGACCGGCACGATGCTGACCCCGGTGACGAGCGGGCCGGCCGTCGGCCAATACACGGTCAACAGCGCCACCGGCGTCTATACGTTCAGCGCCGGCGACGCCAACGCCGCCCTGCTGTTCACCTACAGCTATACCACCACGACCGGCACCAGCCTGTCGCTGACCAACCTGCTGATGGGGTCTGCCCCGACCTTCAGCCTGATTTTGAACGAGCAGTATCAGGGAAAGCTGCTGAACCTCCAGCTGAACGCGGTGATCGCGCCCAAGCTGTCGCTCGCCTTCAAGAACGAGGATTTCATGATCCCCGAATTCGACTTCCAGGCCGCGGCCGACCCGGCGGGCAATATCGGCAACATCTGGCTGAGCGAGTAGCGCGACGATACAACAACCGTCATTCCCGCGCAGGCGGGAATCCAGTTAGAGCCGCGTCGGCGGCGACATGACTCTTTTCCGCGCTGCCCCGCGTATTCGCTGGATTCCCGCCTGCGCGGGAATGACCGTGGTAAGGGCGGGATCGACGGACTTATTTCCAGACAAATCCTGAGGCGGCGCAAACGATGCGAAGCCACGCAAAGGAGTACCATGACCGACACGATCACGCTGGGCGGCCGCGACTATCCCGTCGCGCCGCTGAAATTCCGCGACCTGAAGCGGATATTGCCGCTGTTCCTGGCGCTGGGCATCGACAGCGAGGCCAAGCTGGAGGCGCAAGGCGACATCATCGCCGCCGCGCTTGCCACCGCCGACCCGAGCTTCACCCGCGCCGCCTTCGACGATTTGTCGCCGACCGTGCCCGAACTGCAAAGCGCGGTGTCGACGGTCGCCGTGCTGTCCGGCCTCGAGCGGCCGAGCCCCCTGCCGGGGGAAGCACCGGCGGCGAGCCCTTCCGCTGGGGCGACATCTACGGCCTGATCGCCACGGCCTGCGGCTACCGCTGGTCCGAGATCGATGAGATCACGCTGCCGCAATACCGGGAACTCGCCGCCTATTGGCAGAAATTTCCACCAATACATCTTTTGTTCGCTAAAGTTTTTCGCTATAGAGGAGACGGAAGCAGAACAGATGATTTATCGGACCTCATGACCGTTTTTGGCAAGGGAGGGAGCATTGGACCTCGGTAGATATTCCGCCATATCGGCGATCCTAACGCTGGCGCTACTCGCAGCATGTGTGCCGCCAGGCAGTTACGGCCCGGTACTTGACGCAGAACGAGAGAGTTTTAGGCAGAGCGTCATACCCTTCGTCGGGCGGGAAATGGAGCTTCGATCGGCAATCCACATTTTGGATCAGCCACAAGCGAATTCAGCCCAGCATCTCGCATCGGGCCGTTTCAAGATCGATTCGGTCGGCGACATCAGCCAGATTGGCCAGGTGTGGGTCCATGCTGTCTTTGTGAGCGGTGTTTCCGGATATTTCCTCACCGACGCCCCTGAGCTGAACAGTTTTCTTTATGTCCCGCCGCCACCGCCGAAGCCTCTGATCTATCCGTCCTTCATCGACAAGCTGCCGGCGAAGGAAGCCGCGAAGCGTCACCAGTTGCCCGGAGTCCAAATCGGCATGACTGAAGACCAAGTGCTGGCCGGCGCCTGGGGTGTGCCGATCAGAAAGAAAATCGTGCGCTCGAGTCGGGGACTGAGAGAAGAATGGCATTACCCGCACGACAACGTCCTCATCTTCGAGGACGGCGTGCTGGAGGGGTACGAGAAGTGAAGATCAAGCGCCCCGCGGGGCGCTTTTTTCATGGAGACCACAATGGCCGACAACCAGATCGAAGTCGATTTCAAGGTCAATAATGCCGACCTCGACGCCGGCCTGCATCAAGCGGCGCAGGAGTTCGCGGCGACGAGCGCCACGATCCAGCAAAGTTTTGCCGGCTTGGCCGATCAGGCGCGGAAGGGCGTGCCAAGTCTGGAGAGCTTTGCGCAGGCTCTGACTGATACCGCTCCCAGCCAGACCGAGCGCAAGGCGGAAGAAGACCTCTATGCCGCCGAGGTGGCGCATGTGCAGGAGTTGCGCAGCCTCTATCAAATCTCGGCTGGTCAGGCGATCGCCGAGCAAGTCGAAATCGAGAATGAGAAATTCAAAAGGCTGAGCAACGAACTGGCCGCCGAGAACAATGCCGCCAACGCAACCATCGCCACACACCAGCGCGTGCAGAACGAACTGGATGCGCTGGAACTCCGCCATGACGCCACGCGGCGTCAGCTCAACCAGAAGGAAATCTCGGAGACGATGCAGGCCTGGCAGCAAATGCT